TTGTTGTTTGTTGTTTGTTGTTTGTTGTTTGTTGTGTAATTCATTGTTTATTTGGATTTAATGGATTATTTGTATTTGTTTTTACGCTTATGTTTTCCTTTCTTTGTATTGATACTTGAAACCAAAAGTTCTTTTGTTTTTTCACTTTCATATTCATTAGCAAGATAAATACAGTAATCTAAATAAGTTTTAAACACTCTATTTTTGTAATTGAATCGTTTAATTGAATTCCAAGACACATATTTTGGAGAACGTATTAAATAGTTGATAAAAATATACATATTATTGCGAATAAGATAACGTATATAAGTATTGTTTAGTTTGTCATAGAAAAATCTATCATTCTTTAGTGATTTATAACGTGTAAAGTAATTATCAACATATTTATTGAAATGTGATTTAGACAAAAAATACAAGAAATGTATTGGAATGTAAAAATAAATCTTTTCAATTAAACAAAAAGGGAGAGATAGTGATTCAACAAACATTGTTATAATATCTTATTTGATATTATAACATATTATAATCATTGTAAATATAACCATTGTAAACATCCGATAACTTATTTCAAGTTAGTAATACCGTCCCATTCAACACCGCATTCACCGGACCAAACAATTTTATCTTTGGAACCATCATAACTAGCACATGATGCCTTACTATCAGCAGAACCTTTGTTTATAGACGTTGGGACGCATTTATTACCATCACGTACCCAATAATCAGGACATTCTGCTATTTCAGGAGGGAATTTTTGTGATTTCTTGAGACCTTTCATGGCTAAAGCAATGAAAAACAACATTACAGAAAATACAATCAATGCTATTATTAATACTGTTTTTTGAAAACTCATTATGTATAAAATAATAAAATATTATATTTTATATATAATAAAATGAATACAACCATAGATACAAAGATAGATACAAAAGCAAATAATGGTAGAATTGATGTCATGGGTAAAACCAATTTAGATGTATTTACATTGTATGACCAAATACCAATAAGTGAAACTACAAGTGACTTTAGAGAAGCATTGACCGGAACTACTACATCTACAATGCTGTCTACCGCTTTCTTCTCCAAAGAAAACATAAAAATTATTCAAAATGCAATAAAAGCAGGTGTATATAAATTATCTGGTGGTAAATTTTCAATTGGAGACCAAAATGAAGACACACTTAAGATTATAATGAGAAGTATTTATCTACAAAATTCCAAACATGGATGTGATGTTACCAGTCAAATCGTGGAATTAAATCGTCTTGTTTGTGATTATGCTGTTCCTCAAGTATATGGAGAAGCAGATGGTTATATGAAGTATAAACGTGATATTAGTACAATGGCAAAACCAATGCAGAGACCATTGTCTACATACCATAACAATACTTTAGAAACCAAACGATTTTTTTAAATAAAATAATAAAAATTATATTATTATTTTATTAATTCTTTATTAATTATTTGTTAATGCCATGTTAATTTTTATTTGTTTTTTTAGACACCTTTTTAATATTAGACACCTTTTTAATATTAGACACCTTTTTAATCTTAGTCACCTTTTTTGCCTTTTCTACATCACCAAACAACTTATTTTTTCGGACAGATTGATACGTTTCATACTCTTTCTCTAAGGTTGTTAATTCATGAATCCACATCTGTTCCACAGTTTTCTTTTTGATGATGTCTAACTCTTTTTGCTTTTTCTCCTTTTCCTTCATCAACTTAGCAACATTTTCTTCTTCTACACTATCAATTGTCATGGTTCTTAGATACTTATATTCTGTGTCTTCATCAATCACATCATAGTTTCTACTTTTCAACAAATCAATCACCTGTTGCTTCTTTTTCTTTCTTAAGTCAATAACATCATCACATTGTTCTTTTATAAAACGTGCTTTATTACTCAATACCATAACAATCTTTTCTAAATGCTTAATCATATATTCCTTTCTTCTAACATATCCATCATGACGGATTGGAAAGTAACTGTCTACAATATCATATATAGTTTCATATCGTTTCAACTGCTGTTTATGATTAAACAAATGCATGTTTGTGGTTTGTTTGGTAGCAATTAGTTTCAATACCTTTTCCAACTGATTATGATGCTCATCTACTTGTTTCGACACCAATTTACCCAATATATTTGGATGAAACTTAACCGTTAAATCTACTATAGCATCTGTGCTCATATCCTTTATTGCTTTAACAATTGGTTTTTTCTTATTTTTCTTATCGTCCATCAATGATTCTAGAAACTCTTTGTAACTAGTAGTCCACGTTCCAATGGGTAATTCAGTAATACGAATACTATCTGAACTAATAACATCATACTTACCCTTCATCATAAATTTTGTTTTGTTCAACTTAACAATGGTTCCTTTAAAGTTTTCATAATAAGGTTCAATATCTATATTGGATTCATGAGCAACCCCTTTGATTTTGTTTTTCATATATTGCATAATCTGCTTTGGATTGTAGCACAACCCTTCATAACTATATCCAGTTCCAATACCTTTGCCTCCATTTACCAAAACCATGGGAAGAATTGGAAGATAATAATCTGGTTCAACCATATACCCATCATCGTTTAAGTAATTCAACAATGGCATATCTTGTTCTGGATAAATGTATTTCACCAATGGATTTAGTTGTGTGTAAATGTATCTTTCGGATGCTGCATCCTTACCTCCTTCCAATCTAGTTCCAAACTGACCATTTGGCATCAACAAATTAACATTATTTGCTCCAACATAGTTTTGCGCCAACCCAACAATTGCTTTGTTTAAACTCATTTCACCATGATGGTAACCAGAGTGTTCCGATACATACCCTGAAAACTGTGCTACTTTAATTTCTTTGGTTAAGTTTTTCTTAAAAGCAGCATACACAATCTTTCTAAGACTAGTTTTCAAACCATCTACCAAATTTGGAATAGAACGCTCACAATCGTATTTAGAGAAGTGTATCATTTCCTTATTGACGAAATCTTCATATGGCACAGCATTTTTGTCTGTCGCCAATACATCATCTCTATCATAATGTTCCAACCACTCTTTTCTGTCATCTGCTCTATCTTTATTAAACACTTTATCAATAGCATTGTCTGATGTCTCACCGGTGTAAGAGAATGTAATCAGTCGTTTGTTTTTAAAATACTCTTTAAACTCTTTACTAGTGCTCGTTCCTAGACCCTTATAATATTTAATAGTCCATCCTTTACCATTGTTATTTGCTTTTTTCCATTCTTGATATTTGCTTTCATTGTAAAAGCTAAGTTCTCGTTTTCCTTTGGTCGCCTTTAAGATTGGAGTGTTCATAAAACCAATAAACTGGTCTGCTTTAAACAAATCACCCCATTGACTATGAAACAAGTTAATACACAATCCTTTAATATGACTACCATCCAAATCCTGATCGGTCATAAAGATTACCTTTCCATATCTTAAGGTTTTGATTTCTTTTTTATCATAAGATTTATTGGTTACCAAACCCAAAATCTTTTTGATATTAGTAATCTCTGTATTGTCATTAATTTTCTTTTGAGGCAAATCCTTAGTATTCAACAACTTACCCTTAAGAGGAAACACACCAATATAGTTTCTGTCTTCTTTGGTTAAACCAGACATAATACCAGACTTTGCTGAATCTCCCTCACATAATATTAAAATACATTCACCAGATTTAGCTGTTCCAGCATAGTTGGCATCCATCAACTTAGGCAATCCCCTGATGGTTCTTACCTTTTTACCATCGTTTTTCTTCGCTGCCTTATTGTCTTTAATTTCATTTAAACTAATTGCGGCATCCATTACACCCATTTTTGCTAGTTTATCAATAAACTTATCAGTTACTTCACATTTACTTCCAAACTTAGATACTGGTGTGTTCATAGATTCTTTGGATTGACTATCAAATGAAGGGTTTTCAATAACACAGTTTAGGAATAACATTAACTGTTCTTTGATTGTGTTTTCCTTTACTTTGATTTTCTTTTTCTTTTCAATATAAGTCTGCATTTTCTTTGTGATTTGTCTTAATACATAATCAACATGCTTACCTCCCCTAGTAGTGCTTATACCATTTACAAACGAGATTTGAGTAAATTCATCTACTGGACTAAGGCACACCGCGTATTCCCATCTTCCATTTTTAGATGTTTCAAACAACCGTTTGGTTTGGTCCTTTGTTCCAATATACATATTGATATATTGTTCAAATGTACGGATTGGAAGTGTATTTCCGTTGAATTTAACAACTACTTGTTTGTCCGTTACAGCAGCAATATCGTATGTTCTCTTTTTAAACATCTTAAACATGGTTGGGGTAAGTTTTTCAATGCCAAATCGTTTGTAATCAGGCAACCAACTTACCTTAGTATATGGCTTAGTAGAACACTTTTTGATAGTAGGTTTTTGTATGGTTTCAAGATTGTTTTCAAAACGCTGTGTGTATTTCTTTTTTCTGATATGGTCTACTGTTTCAATCGTTCCCCATTTCGAATAAATCAACACCAGTTTAAATCCAAACCCATTTTTACCACCGACAATCTTTTTCTCTGTTTTGTCGTAGTTAGTAGATGTTCTTAAATGTCCAAATATCATCTCTGGAATCCATAAATCATATTCTGGATGTTTTGCCACATCAATACCGTTTCCATCATTGGTCATAGTAATTACACCAGTCTGTTCGTCAACTTCAATACTGATGTTTTTAACTGGAACGACCTGTTTTGACTTTTTGGAACGTTCGGACATTCTTACTGCATGGTCTCTTGCGTTTACAATACCTTCATCAAAACATTTAAACAAACCAGGTATCCAAGAATACGTTTCATATTTAAAGCTGTTATCGTCTTGTAATAGCCAGTTTTTGGTTTCGTCTAAATCGACTTGACCAATATATGTGTCCGGAGCATCTAAAATGTGCTCACGGTCGGTTTTCTTTTGATATTCGGTTGCTAGATTTTGAGTTTGAGACATGATTAATAATTAAGTTGTATCATTAACCATATGGTTCTATTTTTAAATCAATTTTATCTAATAATAATTATTAGTATTAGTATTAGTATTAGTATTACTATTACTATTACTATTACTATTAGTATTAGTATTAGTATTATATTATATATTAATCTAATGTATTACATTCATCATCGGATATATCAAAATCACTATCTATATCTTCATAAACAGATGAATACATGTCATATCCTTCTTGAAATACCGAATCATCCGCATAAACATAGTAAGCAAGATCAAAATTAAGTTTAGAATATAAATAATTTAATGGATTTAACCAATCAAATGCGTTCGTGATATAATTGTACCATGAATTTTCATAATCCTCATCAAAAACGTGTTTGTATTGCTTTTTAGCCTGGTCCAATAATAATTCCAATTCCTTTATCTCTAATTTAGCAGTATTTCTATCTTTTTTATATAGTTGAAAAACATCATATTGAGACTTGTTCATTTTATATTTGTTACGATTTTATATTTATACGTATTATTTTAGTATGTTATATTTTTCACCGTAAAAGTTTTTTCTAATTAAAGTATATAATGGTTAAACGCGTAGGAAAAAGCGATGACGGTATGTACCACATTAAAGGTGACAAATTCCCTGCCCTTGTAGGTTCTCGTGCTCAAGTTATGCATAAAACTGCATACAAAACAACAGGTGGACTTACAAAAAAGGATCTTAAGAAAAACAAACACGGAAAGATTGTTTCCCGTGCTAAAAGTGCCAAAGGTCCCCAAATGTTGAAACGTCTTACAGACAAAGGTTACTTTACTCGCAAAGGTAAGTTTGGTGCCATCAAAAAGAAGGTAAAGACTGCCAAGAAAGGTAAAAAGGCAAAGAAAGGTAAGAAAGGAAAGACTGCCAAGCGCAAGTAAATAAAGTTAGTTTAATTTAAACTAATAATAAAATATCATAACACTTAAATAAAATAAATTATATATAATTTATTTTGTTTATAATTGTTTATAATTGTTTATTCTACTAATCATACCAAAACTCCTTGACTACTTTATTAAACATAATATACTGTTCTGGAACATTGTGTAGAATGTAATTTACAAAGTATTTTTTGGTTACTATTTTGCGAATATTTCCATTGTTTGATGTGTATTTACAATATTTAGTATAAATATCATTGATAGATAAATCATCAATAATAGGGTAATTAGAAGTTGCTCCTTCTTTCATAATATTAATAAATTTGTTTAAATCTCCCTTTTTATCCCACATCTTACATCTAGTATCACAAATAATTTTGTTATCGGATGTAATGTCACAGTTTGTAAAATATTTAACCATACTTACCATCATTGTTTCATCTACTATATGATTATGTTCTTGTTCTTCGAAAATCGCGGTTAATTCACTTACTTCTAAGTTATCATTTACATCTACTACCAATTCAGATTTAATAAATTGTTTTAAATCTTCAATTAACTGTATATCTTTGTGAAATATTGAAACATACAACTTATTGTCATTATCGTATTTGATGTATGATTTTATCGTGTCGTGTAATTCTATTTGAGATACTACATTATTTGGAACATGTTGTTTACATAGAAAATTATACCATAAATATTCCATATTTTCATACGGTATATTATTGTTTTTATCAACGTTAAAATATTTTAAACAAAACCCCTCTATCATTTGTTTAGGACTATTTTTATTTAAGTATAAAATGCTATCTGGTGATTTATGATGAGTTAAGTATTTTTCAGAATTAACATATCGTTTGGAATAATGAATACACACAGCAAGTAAATCAATCGCGTGTTTTCTTAAAAAATCACTCCATAAATATTGCTGGTCTTCATTGGTTGACTGTATTATTCTATGATTGCTTATTTTAGTTGAATTTGTTATAGTATTGCATATAAATTTATCAATTACACCATTTGATATTGTTTTACCCAACCCTTTAATAATGATAGTATCAAACATTTCAATAAAAGAAAGTAAAGTTGAATTAACACATACAACAATATCTACGTTTTTATTTAGTATAATATCACCCAAAACACAACAAAAATATTTAGCATCGTCCTTAGAACTGAAAAAATAAGTCATTAGATACTTTATAATACTTTGTATAGTATACGATTCTGGCAAGCATTTTAATAAAGATTGTTGCTTTAGCTCATTTATTATTTCACTTAAAACGACGAATTTAGATGAATGTAATGAAATGTGATTTTCGGTTATTTCATTGTATATTTGGTTGATTAACTGGTCTTCCTCAAATATCTTATAATGTTTCATATCATAATGAACAAATACATCATTTTCATTTACATAATAAAATATATTGTCCATACTAGATAAAAACTTATTGATAAAATAGTTTTTTTCTTTTTCTATTTTCTCCAAATTTTCAACGTCTCTATGAATTTTAATAATATTTACTGGTAATGTTGTTTTAATATACTGATTGACTTGTTTTAATACTTTGTAATTATTCGAATATTGTTCAAGAAGTTTAGTGAAATTATGATTAATTTCATTTAATAGTTTTACATTGTTTGATGACATCGTTATATGTTCTAATATATTAGAGATTGATGTTTTTTTAATATTTAATAGCCATAACTATATTATCTTAATTATCGAATATGTGTAAAAAATAGTTGGAGTGTACTATGTATGATATATTGTGTGATGTATGCGTGTGTGATGTATGCGTGTGTGATGTATGAGTGTGTGATGTATTATGTTAAATTATAGATGTTTCTCGTATTTTGGAATCAACATTTAAGAACATTTTTTGCTGTAAGCACTTTTTTAAACTAAAACGATTATTAGTGTAACATATTGTTTTTACTAAGAATGAATGTATGTCGTTGTATTTTTCAATGGGGACGGTTAAATTAGATATAAACATACCTTTTTGTAATGTAACTGGTAGATTTTCCAACTGTCTCTTATATATAGCACGGTCTACCACATTAAACAAATGGGAATTGTTTAATAATATATAAGTTACTATACCTACACTCCAAATGTCTGTTTTAAAGGTAAGATAATTGTCAACCATTACTTCGGGTGAAACGTATCCAACCGTTCCAATGTGAGTGCTTAATTGTTTGGATTTCCCATTTTTTATCATTCTGGAAAGACCAAAATCAATTAATTTTATCTCATATCGATTGTTAATAATTATATTCTCTAATTTGATATCTGCATGAACTATTTTGTATTTTTGCAAGTGTTTTATTGCTAATAATAGTTGGTATATTATATTTATAATTATTCTATAGTCATAATTTTGTCTTAAGACTTCAAACAATTCCTTTCCTTGACAATATTCCATAAATATATAATGAGGTTTAGGAGGTCCATGTATTTTATTTGAATTATACGGGGTTTGTGTGTTTTCATTTAAATGACAACCAAAATACTTGACAATATATTTATTGTCTTTGTATAGTGACATTATGTTGATTTCTCGTTCAACTACTTCACGACGTTTTGATATTTTTTTACAAGCATACACTTTGTTATTGTAAACATATTTGTATACCACACTTGCACCGCCTTCACCTAATTGTTCCTGTATATTTCCTTCAACAAGTTTAATCTCATTCAATGGATTTATTTTATATTTACCAATCAATGATTTTCTACTAGGCGAACTATTGTTGGTAGGATGTATGCTTGAAAATGATTTATTGATAGACGAATGGTTGCTTTTCTTAAATATGGATAGTTTTGAACAACAGTATTTAAACATTTTTATTAAGGTTTTTACTTTTATAAGTATGTGTTCTACTTTACAATAGATGTATTGAAATAAATAAATTAATAAACGCTTTAATTGTAATATATTAATCGTTATTTTAATATATTAGTTGTTTGTTGTAATATAAATTACTTAATTATTTATTACAATCAATTTTCTTAACAACAAAACAACAAAAAAAATTAAGTGCGTTTAATAATAGATATTTTTAGTATTTAAAGATTACTACCGATTTAATATATTATGTCAGACAACACAAATGTTCTGGAAATTAAAACCATACAAATTCCTCCTTTTCGTACTTTAATGACAGCATTAAAAGATATATTATTGGAAACTAACATTATTTTTCAACAAGATGGTATTAGAATTGTTAATATGGATAAATCACATACTATTTTGGCTCATTTGTTTCTTCAAGCAGACAAGTTTGAATATTATTATTGTAAGTATCCCAAGATTGTAATTGGTGTAAATATGTTTCAACTATTTAAACTTATCAACTCTATTGACAATGATGATACACTTACTATCTATATTGAAGAAAACGATTACAATGATGGTATTGTAGACCATCTTGGATTAAAGTTTGAAAATGGTGATATCAAACAATGTAAAGACCAAAAATTACGGTTAATAGAACCAGACGATGATGATTTGGAACTACCAAAGATTAAGTATTCTTCTATTCTTAACATGCCTTCTAGTGATTTCCAGAAAATTGTCAGGGATTTAAGTAATTTGTCTGATAGATTGGAAATAAAGTCTGTTGGAAACGAGTTGATTTTTAGTTGTAATGGACCGTTTGCTTCTTGCACACTTCGTCGGTCGGAATGCGATGGTAATATGGAATTTATACAGAAACAAGACAACGATGAAATCATACAAGGAGAGTTTTCTTTGAAAAACCTTAGTTATTTTATTAAATGCACCAATCTATGTAATAGCATTGAAATGTATTTGGAAAACAATATACCATTGATTGTCCGATATAGTGTTGCTTCATTGGGAGAAATTAAATTGTGTTTGGCACCACTACCTTCTTTGTAATGTAATGTAATCTAATATAATGTAATGTAACATAATGTAATGCAAATTATTATTAAATATTTTATGATTATTATATATAATATTTAAAACAATAGTAAATTATGTCTGTTCCTATTAAATATATACCGGAAAAATTAAGTAAAAAAGATAAGGAAAAGGTAAGCAAAGAGTTAAAGAAATCAAGACGTGCTTACAAAAAAAACAAGTATTACACACGTAAAAAAGTTGCATCTTTTAAATCAAAGAAAAGCAAACACATCGTTAAAGCAGAGAAGATATACAAGTTAGACAATATTGTTCCAGGAAAACAACTGGCAGAGGCAACAAAATGTAGTGTAGAAGGTTTGGAAAAAATAGTTAAAAAAGGACAAGGTGCTTATTACTCTAGTGGTAGTCGTCCAAATCAAACCGCACATTCTTGGGGGTATGCTCGTTTAGCAAGTGCTATCACAGGAGGAAAAGCAGCAGCAGTGGATTACAATATACTAAAAGAAAATTGCAAACCATCTGGAAAAGCAATGAAATTAGCAAATTTAGCAAAGAAAAAACATGGATATGGAACACGAAAAGTCCGCAAATCGTCTGTTTCTTTGCGTGGAGGTGCTGGAAAAAAGAAATCACGAAGAAAGTATAGTCGCGGAGAACCAAAAAAGAAAGATGGAGTGTATTATTTTAAAGATAGAATAGACTTCTCTCCCAATCTTAGTCCCAAAGAAATGTTTGAATTAGGAAGTTTTGGAGGAACCTATTGGAGACCGATTAAAAGCAAGTTCTATAAAACAACCTTGCGAAATTATCACAAAAAATACCCTAGTAAATGGTGGAAAAATGTTCCAGAAGAACACTTAACCAAATCAATGGATAATTACGATATCAGTATCAACAAATACAAAACTAAGGTTGGAACCAGTTTGGAATTTTGGGAATCAAAAAATTGGATTGACAAACAAGACCCATACGGATGGGTTCAATGGTATTGTGAGTTTTTTATGGGAAGACGTAGTAAAGACGACGAGCGTCAGATAGATAGATGGAAAAAGTTGGCGGGACCAAAAGGACGTTTTAGAAAGTGGTTGGTGACACAAATTATGAAAAAGGGAGGGAGAGGTGATTGGAACAATAGTGAAATAAGTCCAGCAATACGTCAAACCCTTCAACATTGGGGATATCAGTTAACAAATAAGGATTTTGAATTGGAGTTGAAAAGTAGAAACATGTAATTGTAAATGAATAGACGTTTCATTATAAAAAAATACAAAGTTAATGTATATGTCTTTAGAAAATACAACAACATCAAATCCTCCAGAAGTAATATATCCGGATTATAAATTTTGTGTTTGGTTGATTCCTGAAAACCCATACTGGTATAAAATAAATAAAACTGTTATACCACATCTATCTATAAAAACTCACTTAGAATTGGCAGACGCAATAAATCTACATAGTGCTCTTCAAAAAGAATTAAACCATAAAACCATTAATGTTTTGGTAGACAAAAATTTTTTAGTATCGAATGACGATGGATTTACATCTTTAGAGTATCCTTTGTATTATTCCGCAAACAATAATAAACCCAAACCGGATTGGTGGCCAGAATATGCCCATATGTCTTTGTTGTATAAATACAATGAAGGTGTAAAAGAATCAGAGAAGAAATACATGAACAAGAATGTAAATATGCGACATGCTAGACTTGGAACACCATGTATTATGTCTTGTAAAGGACATCATCGTGGATGGGAGTTTGTAAAATTGTAGATAAATAGGTGTATGTGTATGTGTATCTGTATGTGTATGTGTATGTGTATGTTTTACTTCGTGAAATAATATAAATAATTAAATTTATATTATTATATGAGTGACGTTACAGTTATTCTTAATTTTTTTAACAAACCAGTAGATATGTTGGATATGCAAATGAAAGCATTGCAATTTCAATCGGTGGTTCCAAAATATGTGTGGGGATGTTTTTTAGGGTGTAAAGATGATGAACTCTTAAATGCATTTTTAAAATGGAAAGACAAGTTTCCACATTTGGATTACATATCGTCTAGTTATAATTTTAAATACATTGGACGATACCAACTGGCACTTACAGCACCTACTCCTTACATTATTGTTTTGGATGACGACCGTTTTCCAAATGAAGATTTTATTAAGCGAACAAGAGAAGTGTTGGTTAAAAAGGATTGTATTGTTGGTCAATATGGTTGGATATTAGACGATATTAAAATGGACATCAATGGTTTATTTTTATTTCCAAATTGGATGGTAAACAAAAAACAAAAAGGGATTTCATTTAATTACAACAAGGTAAATTTATATTCCAATAACATAAAACAAGAATGGAGCAATATGGTAATTCCTGCTCCAGAAAATTATATAGAAACCAATATGATTTATGAAGATACGAAAGACGATGATTTAAAAAACGATACATTATTACATGTTGATTATTTATGCGGTGGAATGTCATTTCGGAAATCTACACTTTCTAAGTTGTTTAATTCAGAAATATCAACTACAGACACAGGAGAAGATATTATATTTTGTTTAAAAGCAAAGAAAGAAGGTATACCAGTGTTTTGTTTGGCACCAGAGTATAAAGAATTGTTGTTTGCTGACGACCGTGATATATCGTCTACTAGTAGTTTAGTTATATTACAAAAAAGGACTAAAATAATCCGTGAAATATTAGAATAATCCGTGAAATATTAGAATAATGGTGTATCTATATCTTTATTGGGTTGTGTATTATCTTTCATAAAATAATAACCATAATATCCAATAATACCACCTATAATTGACCCTAATGTAACTTGTTGTATAGTATGACAGTTTAAGTATATTCGCGACCATAATATAGAAACAGTAAATACTACTAATGAAGACACTAAAATATATTGGGTGTATTTGGAAAGGGATGATGAATGATAGTCTGTAATCATTAAAGTAATAAACGTGGCGAATAGTAAAGCAGTTTGAGAGTGCCCTGAAGGCATACCATACGTATGTTTATGAGGTGATTTGTTTATGTTTCCAAATTGCGATGAGTTTTTGGAGTTTAAAGGACGTGTTCCATACCCTAATATAGGCCATTTGTTGTTTTTCATAAGAGGTTTAAATACGCCATGCTTTAACACATTGTTTAATAACTCTCCTAGAAATATAAGAACCATTAAAAATAAATACATATCGATTTGTGTTGTTATAAAAAGAACAAATGATATGACAAATGATAAAGCAGGTGACGCACGAAGTATTGAAATAATAGTGTTAAACACCATATCTGTAAAATTCATAAATTAGTATATAAAAATAAGTATATAATAATTTAATAGTGTGATTTGTGTTTTTTAAATAAACAACCATTGACTTGTAATCCATTTATAGGTATTATATTACGTGGATTTTGAAAGTCCAATGTTTTTGTCCAAAGTTTGATAATACAAAACGATTTCTTTGGACTAATAGTAATTCCGTTTATATTGTCCATAAAATCAGTATTGTTTGATAAAGTTTCTCCTGTAATAGAATAGGATAGTTCTTTCCAAACTTGTAAGACATTTTTATTTAAAACTTTAAATGAAAAGCACCCACCATTACAATTATGAGGGTCTTCCCATACTGGATTGATATTTTTTCGCATCAAAAACAACATGCAATTTTTCACCATTTTTTCTGGTATTGCATTTGTAATACTAACTACATCTTCTACAGTTTCCAATTGTTGTAACTTTATATAACTTTTTAAGCTCCAATCAGTGTTATGTGGTAAATGCGCCCATAAAACCCATTTATCAATAAGGGTATGTGCTTGGGAACTATATGATGAAGAAGCATCTTCGATGGATTGTATCATTTCCATTATAATATAATTAACTAAATATTTATTTATATAGTTTTTATTAATAAATATTTATGATTGTATGTATTGTATAGTTTTCAATGGTTTAATTTATTTATTTACCTTTATTTGTTGACTTATCTACTACATATGTGTCATTTTCTAGATAAATATATTCTGTATCATCTAATTCAAACATGTTAATTGTTTCGTCTATTATCTTTATAGTATATTTATCTTCTACTAAAACGTCAAATTCTTGCTGAATAAACCATTTTACGAATTTTTTATTGAAAATGTAATTGTTATTTACTAAAAATGGCTTTATTGAATTTAAAGAAATATCGTATGTCTTTCCTTTGTAAATAAACTCAACTTGAATAAACAACCCTTTATCAATTGGTTTAATAGGTAGAAATTTGTTTAAATTTAAAGAAATATCATTAAACTGAAGATATTTATAATCATCGTCTATGTATGACTTTAAAAATAATATAGGATTTTTGGATGTTTCTATCATATTAATATTGGGGACATAGTTGTAATATGATAAAGTTTGTTGTGTTTTGTATGGTTCATAAGAATATGTGATTTCATTTTCATTTATTTGTGTATTTTCTTCTGCTGTTACTACTATATTTGTTTCTACATTGGAATTTCGTTGGTCTTGTATAGATAGATTGTTATAATATTCGAATACTTCTTCTAGTTTTATTGCGAAACGATGATACGTGTTTAAAGATGTAAAATATACATTATACATGTTTCTATTAAATCCTTGTTGGTCCATTAAATAGTACAAATATAGTATAAATCCTCCTCCAAAGGTAATCAATAATAACATTATGTATTATTAATATATATTAAATTTAATACGTTTTTACTAAATTTAATATATTAGGTGTGTTATTTATGGTGTTTTATTTGTGTTATTTGTGATGTTTTATTTGTGTTATTTATGGTGTTTTATTTGTGTTATTTATGGTGTTTTATTTGTGATATTTGTGATGTTTGATTATATCAACTTGTCTTTGATACCAATAATATTGATTTTACTGTCGTGTAAACTTTTCATAAACTTTTCCTTTGTTTCGGTATCCTTTATACGTGCATACACTTCTTGTATAACTCGTTTTAAGCATTTTTCATACTCTGTATTTGTTTTTTTATTGGCACAAGTTTCTGCTTGAATAAGAAAATAAGCACTATTATCAGTTTCATTTAAGTTGTTGAGTATTTTTTCAATGTGATTGATGTGTTGTTTTCTTTTTTTATATGTAGGGGAGTTATCGTTAAAAAAGTTACCGAATTCTTGTTTGATGTTTTGAAAACCTTGTGTATCCGATGAAGACGAACCAGATAAAGGGGATGAACGAGTTGTTACAAATTTACCAGTGGAAAGCATATCTTCTTCGCTAATACCATTTGATTGATTGTCTTCGGCATACATGTAAACAGTATATTCTTCATCATCTAAATAATCCGATACACTACATTCATTATCATCTCCCTTAAACATGGATTGCGATTGTTCTTCTTTTAATTGATATACGGTTGGATTTGAGTCACCTTTCTTAATCGCTTTACACCAAACACGTCCATCTTTATTACTAGTAAAATTAATAATTATTTTGTTTTCTCCTTCAGAGTAACTAGCATTTATATTGGAAAGGATTGGAGCACCAATGTCAAGAGTTTCTTCTTCTTTTTTCTCTTCTTCTGATTTCAATACTTCACCGTCTTGTAGTATTCTTATTTTTTTGGTTTTTGGATCCATACCAAAAAATGTTAAAATATAAGACACTATAACAGACATTAATATAAATGGAATAAATACAATTATCCATGATACGATGCCTAAACCGGAACTGCATAGATAGTTTAATAATATAGTAAACACAAAAGCAACGGCAAATTTCACTAAAGCAACATTGTAATCTCTTTTAAATATGTCTATTGTGATTTGAGTTACTGAAAACAATAAATAAATTAAAGCAGGCGTACATAAAGATTGCAACATTTAATTATATATATACTAATAGAAAATAGCTACACTCTTTTCAAATTTACCAACAACATCTTCAATATCTCCATCTTCTCCAACACGATATATGTCGCCATTCATTGGTGAATCTGTGTAAAACATTTTTCCCTTAATCATAATTTCTTCTACTTCAAGTTCGTCTTCTTCATCGTCGTCGTCTTCCTCTTCTTCTGCTACTTCCTCTTCTTCTTCGTTGTCTTCCTCTTCCTCTTCTTCTTCGTTGTCTTCTTCGTCTTCTTCGTCTTCTTCTTCTTCGTTGTCTTCTTCTTCTTCGTTGTCTTCTTCTTCCTCTTCTTCTTCGTTGTCTTCTTCTTCTTCTTCCTCTTCTTCTTCTTCATCTGCTTGCTCTTCTTCTTCCTCTTCTTCTTCGCCGTCATCTTCTTCTTCTTCCTCTTCTTCTTCATCTGCTTGCTCTTCCTCTTCTTCTTCTTCCTCTTCTTCTACTTCTTCATCTGCTTGCTCTTCTTCTTCATCGTCGTGGTGTTCTTCTTCCTCTTCTACTTGTTGGTGCTCTTCTTGTTGCTTAGTTTCGGTGGTCTGTTGTTTGTTTACGTTTAAAGTTGCCTTGCCCCAACCTTCAATACCTGCTGCTGAATTAAATACAACTTCTATACTTGGAGTTGTTTTCATTTTATGGAATAATTTATAATTTTCCAAAGCATTTTTACACAATTCAGGGTTATTGGTTACAAGAAATTTAAGTTTAGTTTGATTATCTTGTTCATCATCTTCTTCTTCTTCGTCTTCTTCTTTGTCTGAACTTGTAATAGATATACCAGTTTCACCTTCAGTATCATCTTCATCGCTTACCATATCTGGTTTGTTTAATTCAATTATTTCTTTTTCTAAATTTGAAACAGATACTGTATCGTAATCCTGTTTATTAACATTAAACTCTTCAATCTCCAAGTTAATGTTATTTTCTTCTTTGGATTCAGTTGTATCAGATGATGTTTGTTGGTGTTTAGAAACAACCACTTCATCAGCAACCTTAGACAAAAACAAACGCTTGTAATTTTCTCTTACTATAGCCAATTTGGTTTCTAACTCAGCATTCTTTATTTTTAATTCTCTGTTTTCACTGGCTATTTTTTGAACAAATGGTAAATTTAAAATAGCACTTTCAGTTGTATTTTGACTTTGAACCACTGGCATCAAAGCATCTCTTAATTTAGAAGATATGATATAACTAACATCATCTACAATTTTAGAAATTTCTACAGAATTTTGCATTATAAATATTTGTTTGAAATCCGTTTAATATTATTTAATAAATTATTAATTAATATTATATGAGTAAATCTACCAGAGAAAAAGAAGTTATTAATTTAGTAATGCGACAAACCGATTATACAGAAGAGCAAGCAAAAGATAAATTAAAACAATGGAATAACAATTACATTAATGTTATCAAAGAGTATTTAAACCCTGAATTTAACACTAAAAAAAAGGAAACAAAACCCAAAACATTAAATCAGCAAATGTTGGGGGAAATAAGGTCTTTTATGGATGATGTTTATATCAAGTTTGAAAAACGTAAACGATACAATCAATACATAAATGTATTAAATCAAGTCAGACAAGAAGAAGCGGCAAAAAAGGGCGAAGAAGCGGCAAAAAAGGGCGAAGAAGCGGCAAAAAAGGGTGGAGAAGAAGCAAAAAAGGGTGGAGAAGCGACAAACATATCAAATGAAATCAAAGTTGAAGAAGTAGTTTAATTATTTTTTTCATAAAAATGTAATTAAACTTGATAGTTTTAAATTTTCAAAGTGTAGAACCTTAACTGAAATTCGAATTAAACCGAACTAAATATGCTTTTCTTTTCTCTTTTAAGATGATTGCTTTTAAGTCGGTAGTTTGTGTTAGTGACACCTTTCGACAATAAATTGTTATTGACATTAGGCAACTCATTATTGTCTTCATAAAGTTCTGGTAATACCTTTGACATTGGTTTGTCTACAATCATTAATAGTTTGTCATTGTTTAACAACTTTCTATACTCTTGTATGGTTAAATTACCGTAGTATTTATTTAAAGTATAATAAGGACATGGCGCTGGTTTAATGTTTTTACCGAATATTTTACCATACAAATCGTTTATCATAGAATACCGTTCCCATAATACAGAATGGTCCAATGGTTCATTTCTTAAAAACGCCACCGCACATTGAGGACTACAAAAACATCCATACACATCATACACTTTGTTTCTTATTTTAGAAGGAATATAGATGGCTGGATTATCAAAGCTACAAGTGCACCAAAAACAAGCAGACCGTTTATCCGGTAAAGAATTATACCTTAATTGATGTTTTAAATTCGATAGTTTTTTCCACACTGTTTTAATATTAACATCTTCTTCACTACCACATTCTTTGTCTTTGTCATCTACATTATGATTACATATTTGATTTTGGTAATCGTTAGTAGAATTAAATAAGGTATTGGAAGGTGGTTGTTGTTTTAAATTTGACATATGCATCGTTGTATGGTTGGTTTCATTAAGATTGGATTGTCCAATGTGTTCAAATGGTAAACTAGTGAATTTCTGATTTGAATTAAGTGAAAATGGGTCTGGTTGACGTATTTCAGGGTCGTATTTATTATTCAACATTGAATTTGTTTTTTTCATTATTTCACTGGTGTTACACCTCAAATGTAAAATAATATTTGCTTCAACTGGTGACTTGGAAACCATTATGTCTGTTGTTTTTTTAACTATTTTACCTCCCCGTGGTTTCCTACCCCTCTTCTTCGGCACCTTAATCTCGTCACCTTCTGGTTTCTTTTTAGGCTTTCTTCCTCTTTTCTTTTTCTTAATTGGGTCTTTATCAGTAGACATTATATTGTAAATAAGTAATTGATTTTTTAAATACTTTTAAATAATTAATTAACAAGTAGAGTATATTTTATTATATATATTTGTGGATTTTTGTGACATATTAGTAAAATGCGTGATGGGATATGCTTTATTTACTAGATATTAATAAATTTTTTTCTGTTGTTATGTTATTATTATGATTGCTGAAACGCAACCAACTGTATTTTCCAACAAAAACGAACAAGAACATCAACTTCCCGGTCAATATTCTTTGTCCGTTAAAAAAACACCGTTCGACTTTGAAAAAATATCAGTAGAGTATTCATTAAAACGCAATAATTTTAATCCTAACAACCCTTCGCCAAATTTGTTTATCAATAAACTTAAAAAAAGATTTAATTGTTATTATTCGTAATAATGTCATCACTCGATGACGCCAATGTATTGGATAATTTATTATCTACAAACGATATCAAATAGTTTAGCAAAAAGTCTTCTCGTGTATTGGTATGACAAATAAACTCCATTAATTTTAACTCTTTTTTGGTTAAAGTAATTTTGCGTGAATGTATAATATAAGTGAAAAAATCCAACATAAATGATTTTGTGTCCATGTTATGCTTTAAACATAGTGTTTTTACATAATTTTCTTTCTTTTTTTTATTATTTGACCGTTTCAAATAAGAAATAAACACGTCCCATTTTTTATTTGTCATTACATTGACATTTAAACCATTATGGTCATGATTACACTGTATAAAGTTAATCATACTTCTTATATCGGATTTATAGATATTCAATATCGAGTTAATATTTGTATCCGATACATTGATGTTTTCTTGTGTAACAATGTTTTTTAAAAAGGAAAATATATGCTTTTTGGGTAATTGAGAAAATCTTAAATGAATAAACTCGTTTTGAAGGGCAGTGTCTATTTTGCTTACGTAATTGCATATCAAGCAAAATCTTATGTTTTTAGAGTATTGTTGTATTAAATAGTGGAGTGCTTGTTGGGCATTTTTAGTCATGTAGTCAACTTCGTCTAGTATAACAAACTTAAGACCTTCTGTGAAAAAAGTTTTGGTGTTTACAAAGTGGTTGATTTGATTGCGTATTACTTCAATGCCTCTATCATCAGACGCATTTAAGTGTATCTTTAATGATTTGTCTTTTTGATTGTATATGGTTTGGTATTTATCAATTAAGTTAATAATAGTTGTTGTTTTACCCGTTCCCGGAGGACCGTAAAACAATAAATTAGGAAATATATTTTTAATGATAACGTTTTCAAGTATGGTTTTATTTGTGTCATCTAATACGATATTTTCAAATATAGTTGGTCTGTATTTTTCAACCCATGGTCTGTTATCCATTAATAGTTATTCGTTTTTTATATTTAAATTGAATTTATCTAAACATAAAAATAAGTTTGCTTTTATAAGTATATTTGTATAGAAATCATGGCAACTGTTTTTGAAGGTGGTTATTTAAAAGTTATTTTAGGTCCTATGTTTGCTGGTAAAACTACGTATATTATAAATGAGTACAATAAATACACATCAATGGATTATAAATGCGTTGCTATTAATCATGCGAATGATGTACGTTATGGTGATGATGTTGTATCCAATCATAATCAAATAAAAATACCATCTATTAATTCATCGTTGCTTTATAATATTAAATCAGATATTTCAAAATATAAGGTATTGTTTATCAATGAAGGTCAATTCTTTGATGATTTGTATGGGTTTGTAAAAGAAATGTTGGAATTAGACAAAATTATATTTGTATGTGGATTAGATGGTGACTTTCAACGAAAAAAGTTTGGTTCTATTCTTGATATTATTCCACTTGCGGATGAAGTAGTTAAAGTAAATGGTATTTGTCATAAATGCAAACGACGAAAGTCTTTGTTTACACATCGTATTGTAAAAGAAGGTGGTCAAGTAGTCGTTGGAAATGATAATCTTTATATGGCGTTGTGTAGACCATGTTATCGGTTGTTAAATTAAATAAGTATTATATAGACACATAACATACCATAACACCAATATTTTTCATTATTTCATTATTTCATTATTTCATTATTTCATTATTTCATTCTTTATATCAACATTAAATTGATATAAAAATATAATTTAAAGAAAACAACCAAAATTAACTTAAAGACAGAAATAGTTAAAATGAATGATTTGGAACAAGAATGGTTAAATTTTACAGAGTATAATGAAGACACAAATCAACACGTAGATAGAGATGAAGAAGATAAAGATAAGTGTTCTATTGTACCAGAATGTAGTGATATTTATATATCTACTAAAACTAAAATATGTTATTTAAATAGTCCTGTTGATATATTTGGTGTGTTTTGGAAAATCCCAATGTTGAATTATCATTTGCCTGAGGAAGGAGTTATAAAAAAGACGGTTAAAGTTAATTGTGAAAATGAACAAGAAAGTAGTGAGTTAGACGCAATGGTAGAAAATGAGATTAAGGTAAATAAACAAGTAGATGTATATACTATCAAGAAAAATACAAAGGAAAATGAAGGAAAATATAAGGACGTTCGCAAAATAACAGTTGGGTTATCAAAGAAGGATTTGTTAAACAATCGTAAAAAAAAGAAAAGTGCGTTCTACAATTGTTTTGCTATTATATACAGAATTTTATATAAAGGAGAATTTCGAGAAGTTCATTTAAAGGTATTTAATACGGGTAAATTGGAAATACCAGGTATTCAAGAAGACGAGATGATGTATTATGCTTTGGAGAAATTATGCAGTCTTATGACAGAGTTAACCCAAACAACAGTTACTTATAATAAAACAGACATACAAAATGTGTTAATTAATTCCAACTTTAAATGTAATTACTACATAAACAGAGACAAATTGTTTAGTTTATTGAAATATAAGTATAATATACACAGCTTATATGATGCGTGTTCTTACCCCGGAATACAGTGTAAATATTATCATAACAGTAATAACAACGGTATATGTTCTTGTAGCACAAAGTGTGGATTCAGAGAAAAGTCTAACACAAAAAAAACAAAGTCAAAGTGTATTGAAGTGTCATTTATGGTGTTTCGAACCGGTAGTATATTGATAGTTGGTCATTGTGATGAAGAAATTTTGTATAATGTGTATAGGTTTCTAAAAAATATACTATTAATTGAATTCAAAGAAATATACATTCCCATTGAAAACCCATTGCATCAAAATAAAAAAAAGAAAAAGAAGTTAAAAAAGAAAACCATAATGGTAAAGGTAAGGTAAAGGTAAGGTAATATAATATAAGGTAACTTTGTAAATGATTGCCTTCTCTTAATTTAATAATAAATACATTTTTAATTGATTACAATAGTAGTTTATTAACATACTTGCTAACATTTAATTG